ATTTATGATCACTGAACGTGGTACTACATTTGGTTACAACAATCTTGTGGTAGACATGCGTGGTGTGCATCACATGCGTGAACACTATCCAGTGATAATGGATGGCACACACTCTGTTCAACAACCAGGAGGCATGGGCACGTCATCAGGCGGTGACAGATCATTTGTGGAACCACTGTGTCGTTCTGCTGTGTCACTTGGTATTGCTGGTGTGTTTCTTGAAGTGCATGACAATCCTGACACAGCACCATCAGATGGCCCCAACATGCTGACCCCTGATCAATTTAGAAAACTAATTACCAAACTGAAAATACTTGATTCCACAGTCAAACAAAAGTTATAATAAAACATGGCAGGAAACTTTTTAGACATCAAATCAATGATGCGAGCAGTGGACTCGCGTGACAAAACTTGGTATGATCGATTGTCTGATGATGACAAAAAATTGTATTCGCCGTACATGTCAATGAAATGGACAGCGGCAGTTGAACATCAGGAACAAGCCATCCAAGAGTTTTACATTGAAGAAGTCAACGAAAATGTCAACAAGCATCTGTGGACGCTGTCAAAAAATCACAAGTCGCTGTTGTGGAGATTGACTGCAATGTGCGGGTCAACATTTAACATGTTCCACAAATGGTTTTATCCAAAAAAGAAAAAGACATCAGAAAAATCCAAGATGAAAGAACTGCAAGAATATTATCCTGCAATGAAACAAGCAGACTTAAATGTGCTGGACGCTCAACTAACTACACGTGAATGGACAGAAATCAAAAGGCAACACGGTAATGACATATCTAGTAAATGACAAATGTATCATGTGCAAACACACCTCGTGTGTGGATGTGTGTCCTGTGGATTGTTTTTACGAAGGCACAAACACACTAGTGATCAACCCAGAAGAATGCATAGACTGTGGTGTGTGCGAACCGGAATGTCCTGAAGAAGCAATTATTCCTGATCACCAAGATCAAGACAACAAATGGCTAGACTTTAACACCAAATGGTGTGATGTGTTTGCTAACATTACTAAATCAAAAGATCCTTTGCCAGACCATGAAAAACATTCAGGCGAAGAAGGCAAACTAGAAAAGTATTTCAAAGATGAATAATTGGTTAGAATATGCTGTGCCAAAAAAATATGCAAGGCTGTATTATTCTCACATTGGCAAAAATGTTTTGATATTGCTGTTTATTATGATGTTTGTGTTTGGAAAATTCCCCAGTGCGGCAAGTTTGTACTTTGTTATTTTGCTGTCCGATGCGGCATTTTATCATGCGGTAAAAAAATGAAATATTATTGTAGTAGTCCATTCATATCAACCAGACAGACTGCATGGAACAAAATAAGTCCGTGTGCATTTGGGCCAATTGAAGTAGAAGTTGATGCAGGTACGCCGCAGTTAGAAAGATGGCATAATCCACAGCTACAAGCATTGAGACAAAAATTTTTAAGTGGAGAAAAACCAATTGAATGTAAAAGATGCTGGGATGAAGAAGATGCTGGTGTAAAAAGTTTAAGGCACAGAACAAATGAGCAATATGGTGTTGAACACACTAATTGGCAGACTGGTCCAAAGGAACTTGTAATAAAAACATCAAACGTTTGCAACCTAGCATGCAGGAGTTGTGGAGGATGGGATACAAGTTACTATTGGCCTGAAGGAAAATTTTATGAACAACAATACAATGCTATCGGCAACGACTTTATACAACTTAGAGATAAAATGTATCATAACTGTGATTTATGGACTTTAGATGATTTAGTGAATGTAGAAAAAATTAGTTTCTTTGGTGGTGAACCATTGTTAGACAAGAAACATGCAACACTATTAAAAAAAATTATACAAGCAGATAGAGCTAGCAAAACAACATTATTCTACAGTACAAATGCACAACAAATAGGCAAACACTATGAAGAACTATGGAGTCATTTTAAAAGAGTGGAAATTTTCTTCAGTGTAGATGGAATACAAGAACAGTTTGAATATTTGAGATGGCCAGGCAATTGGAATAAAACTGTTTCTGTCATAGATTGGTTTTTAGACTTACCAAACAGATATCCTAAGGTTGATTGGTATTTCCAAGGTTCACAGTGTGTAAGCCTGTTGAACATTGCTGATTACAATTTAACAGCTAATTGGTTACGGAAAAAACTTGGTGCTGTTCACTTCAACATTGTTGATCATCCATCGCACTACAGGATGACAAATATTCCAGATGAACACAAGGAAGAATTGTCAGAAATGATTTATGACGAAGACATCAAAAATTATTTGAATATAGAGACATCAAACAAAGAAGATTTAATAAAAATGATTGTCTGGACAAAAAGGCAAGACCTTTACAGAAAACAAAACTACAAAACAACTTTCCCAAACACTTTTAAATTTATAGAACCTTTATGGCATAAAGTGGATGATCTAAATGACTAGCTTAAAATTATAATTAATATCGTGCTGTGATCAAGAAATAGACGACACAATCAGCAACCACCTTTTGGATCCTGTAAACACAGACCCACTGTGTAACTGGTTGGATGGAAATTGCATCACTTCATTCAACTGCCATGGAATAATTTTTTGCACACTTAGTCCATACAAATCTTCTCGTTGTAGAAATGACAGGTATGACTGATAATGATCTTCATCTATGGCATTATCTGTAATGTTGTCTACGTGGTGATGGTCTGTGGATAACCATTCATTTTGATAATACTGTTGATTAGTCGGTCTATACTTGTAACCTGCTGTGTTAGTCCCATTGTAGAATGAAGTAAACATTACCGTCCAAACAGGAGACGAAAAATGAAGTGGCACAAGTGTTGTGACAAATCCAGGAGGTGTATCAGCATGGACTGGCACTGCAATTGCTTTTTTACTTTCTTCTATGCGAATGCTGTCGATGTTTTGTGCTGTAATTGGCAGTTCTTCAATCGCCAACCTAATCGAATCTGCTGTTGGATGCATGCGTTTTGTATTTTCAGTTTCAGTTGCATCAACATGATTCAAGAACATATCGTTTAAAAGATCGGTGGCTGTGGAACTTAATTGCATTTAAAAATAATCCTGTCGAGTGCCTTTTCTTTTTGTGTCTAACGTGACACAATGAAATCCACCTGCGAGTGCTTTAGCATGTCTCATTTCAAGGCCTATGGATTCTATTCCATGTTTGTCTAATTCTTTACGGAGATGAGTTTGATTGACATCACAGATAACCAAGTTTTCATTTACACTGAGTAAATTTAATCCAATGTAAGGAGATGTGATAGAAATGTTGCCAGGCAATGCAGTTGGTGTATCAACAATTTGATCTGCTGGGAAAAATATTTTGTCCCAATTTTCAAACAGAGGAGGATAATGGTTGTTGTTCAGTCTTGCACCATTTAACAACACCAGTCCAGGACGTAGCGGAATCACTGTGCTGTCAAAGTGTGCAAATGAATAAAATTTTTCAGCAACATGTAATCTGTAACCTCTGGGTTCGAGTATTGTTTTAAGCCATTGTGCTCCAAGCATAGTGCCTGTGTTGCTGACTTGATACAACAAATCATTTCCTAATCTCACAACATTAGGAGCATCAAAAATAATTTCATTGTTTACCACAGTAGGGTCTGCTAAATTTTCCAATTGATACAGATCATCTAAAAGTTGTGGCTTGGGTGCAGAGATCCACTCTGTGCCATTTTGCATGACTTCATATAAAAAATCTTTATAACTCCTTGTTTCAAAATATCTGCTTCTGTGTGGCGAAGCGCCATCAATAATTAAATTGTCTAATGGTAACAACAAATCTCTACAAGAATACGTTTGATATCCTGATGTGGTCCAATCTGGTGTACTAAAATTTTTGCTGTGATCTTGCGGTGTAGGCCTTCTTACTTTGACTCCAACACTTGCAAGTGTGCTTGCCAAATTGTCCAAGTCTTCATTGGCTTCATCAACTATGTTTTGATTGATAGGCCCTGATAAGCCTTTGATGTCTTCATAATTTTCTGTGGTAAAAACAAATGCATGTGTGCTTTTGTCTATTAAAGGAAATTGTGCACCAGTGGCAATGCCAACAAAACATTCTTCTAAAGGATCCCAATCATTGTGACTAGAAACTATACTGACCATGAAGTTCTTCCATCCCACACACGAGAAAAACACAATCTGTTTGTTTTTGTTCCGCGGTTATACTCTGAGTACTGATTGTTTGTGTCTATGCCGAAATAGACACACGGTGATGGTTCTACATTCAACCTTTCACACATCTCAATTTGTTTTTTCCTATATTTGTTGAAAATGTAGTCAGCAGGATATTTTTCCATTAGTTTGGTTCCTACATAAGCACTTAAAATATTAATATAGTTGTAATTGTTTTCATTGACAACATAAATCTGATCTTCAAATTTTTTCCGTTGCATTCTAATGCCAATTCTAAAGTGTTCAACAGGAAATACTTTAGAAAGGGAAGACACCACATATTCTATACAAGGATGCCTAAGATCTATTTGTTGATCAACAGCTAGATTGACGTAAGCAAGATCCAACATGACTGGTACGTTATGTTGATCACAATCATTAAGTAAAGATTCTAGTTTTGTAGGTATCGCTCCTGTATCGGAGAATGGAGCACTGATTAATACCACATCATTTGGTTTGATATCATCTTCGTCTAACCAAGCAAAATTATCTTCGAACCAAAGACGCTTCATCATTTGGGAATAAAAATATTCACCTTTAGATATTCTTAACCTTCTATCCTTTTTGAAACGCAAGTAAAACTGTGCAAATGATTCTGTTGTGCCTTGGGTGAAGCACATGTCATTGTAATCCTGCCATCCAGTAATGTTTGGATGTGTCGAAAACATCCACTCTTTGTATGTTTGCAAATATTTGTGTTTTATTTGTTCATGATCTATTTTTTTTTGGTTTGCAATATATTCAAGTACTGCACGGTCACGCGATTCACAAACATCAATATCGTGGACACTGTATGCTTGTCCAAAAGCATGACTCTTTAGATCAGGAAGATTAGTATATCTCAACATGGTTTATTTCTGGTATGCAAAAAAATATTTACACTTAGTTCTTTTTGCACGCAATAATCTGAATAGTATTTAAATATATGCATTTAACATGGTTGACTTTGTAAAAAACATCAAAAACTTTTGGAGTAAGGATTTATCCAGTCATTCATATGAAAGGAAAACTTATTTTGACTCTCCAAACTTTGATCATTTGGATAGGCAGTATTATAACAAGGATTATCTTCTACAAAGTTTCAATAAAGATGTACCATGTGCAGAAAAATTTAGAAGTGCATTAGATGCAACAAAGTCATCTGTAAGTTGGACAAATATACTACCTGATGTAATCCTACCAACACACAAAGACGAGTTTTTTACTTTGCGTAAAGAACATGATGTTTCAATAGATGCATGTTATCGTTATCTTGTTTTTTTAGAAGATTGGACATTTGGTCATCTTGTTGGCTTTCAAGATAAAATTTTAGCAAATTGGAAGGCTGGAGATGTTTGGAAATTTACAGGACACGACATGCACTTTGGCGTTAATGCAAGCAATGTTCCTTTTCACACAGCACAAGTCAGTACGTTTGAATAAATCTTTTGAGTGTTTATTTGTCAAAAAGATATGAGATGTTTAAGTTTTTTTGCAGTTCTTAGGACAGGATCGTGCATTCCAATTTTAAGAATAGTGTTTTGATTGTGTTTGCATATCGCTCTAATTTTGTCCATGTTATTTGGATGTCTTAAAAATTTAAACATTGATCTTATGGCCATTTCAGTTCTTCTTTGCCAGTCATTTTCCAAATCGTATGACTCGTCAATGTAAGGATGAAATGTTCGAAAACCCATTTTTCTGAGTGTATACAAAAATTTTTTTGAAGCAACCATCACGAAAGGCATGCCTGCTCTCATAGGCTTTACTGTTTTTTCCGTTGGTTCAAAAAATTCGTGCTTAGTTTCGCACACCAATTCGATCAAGCAATTCTCATGCCATGGCCCTAACAAGTGCCCAAAGTGTTCATGTAAAAAATTTTTTGTTGATCGTTGACCTGTGCCGAGATTTGGATCATACCTAGGCAAAGAATATGGCTCAACAAACCTCAAATTGCGCCAGTGCCTCTTATTAGAATTCTCTATTCCATCCTGATATTCAATTGCAGTAATATGATTTGAATAAGGCGACCTAAACATCAGATCAATCAATTTTTGATTGGCAAGATTGATGCCATCGTAACAAAACCATGTTGTGGTATCAAACCTATGCATATGACTATTCTGTATTACATCGGTTACGTGATCTCTCAACTTACTTTTTTTTGACATTGTACAACACCATCCCCTTCTTTTAAAAAAAGAAGTTTTCAGTAAATTGTTTTTATTGAATCTAAAAAATTGTGGAGAATAGCAAGCATCAATATGGTTGGAATACCTGCCACCAAGGCTAGCAGATCCTACACAAAAATAATCACCACCATCTTCCAAATAATCATGTGTTGCATCACTAGTGTTGTTTGTAATGCAAGGAAAAGATATTTTTTTGTTACCATCTAATAAAAACAAAGTATCAGATTTAAGCCATTTGCGCCAGTCTTTGTGCCTAAGTACAGTGATTTGACATCCCATAGCAATCGTGATCGGCAACACAGATACATGGCCGATAATTTCTTGTTTTGGTTTTGGTAACCTAGCATTCAATCGAACTAATTGCCGATCAGTTAATTCAGACAAATTAACACCTTTGAGATTCATTAAAAATAATTATTTGATCTTTTTACATCTGAATATATAATGAGTGTATGACGCAAGTAAAACTTATATCGTATTCACAACTACCAAATGATACTGATCTCGATTTAAACACTGCACAAGACTTAATATCCTATTGTGCTAGAGTATCTAACCCTGCCAATCAAATGAATACAGAAACATCAGAACGTTTGATCAAATATTTGATAACTCACAAACATTGGTCTCCACTTGAAATGGTCAGTGCTTGTTTGGAAATCAACACCACCAGAGACATTGCACATCAAATTGTAAGACATCGTTCTTTTTCGTTCCAAGAATTTTCTCAGAGGTATGCAGAACCATCTGAAATGGGCAACCAATTTGTGTTACGTGAAGCAAGACTACAAGATCAAAAAAACAGACAAAACTCTGTAGACACAACAGACCATGAACTGATTGCAGAATGGAGAACACTGCAACAAGACATGATTGCACATGCTACTCGAGTGTACGAATGGGCTATTGACAATGGCATTGCCAAAGAACAAGCTCGTGTGGTATTACCAGAAGGACTTACCAAAACAAGGTTGTACATGAATGGCACACTGCGTTCATGGGTGCATTACATTGAACTGCGAGGCGCCAACGGCACACAGAAGGAACACATGGAGATAGCACATGCCTGTGCTGGCGTGATTGCTAAAATATTTCCGTTGGTGGACGATCTGTATTGATTTTCAAATATCAACCTGCTAAAATAAAAACTGACATGCCCACTTGCAACTACTGCTCCAAAACTTTTGCACGACAGAAAACTCTGGATGTTCACATGTGTGAAGCCAAGAGACGTTGGGAACAAAAAGACAACAAGGTGCATGTGTTGGCATTTGAAATATTCAGACGCTTCTATGAAATCAATTACAGCAACCAGAAGCCAAAAGAATATGTGGACTTTGCCAACTCACAGTACTATCGTGCATTTGTCAAAACAGCAGAATTCATTACTGGCAACACTCCCATTGAAATTGGCGCATTCATTGATTGGTTGTGTACATCAAAAATAAGAATTGACTCATGGGCCAAACAAGGCACTGTGGACACATACATCAAACATTTGATCAAAACAGAAGGAGTCACACAAGCACTCAACAGAACAATTGTCACCATGGGCGAATGGGCAGAACAAGAAGGTGCTAGACTGGAAGACTTTTTCAAGTATGTGAACTTGAACAGAGTGTGTCAGATGATTGCCAATGGTAGAATATCACCATGGGTGTTGCTGAACTGCGAAACAGGCAAGGACATGATAACCATCATGCATGATGATCACATCAAAATAATTTATGAGATGATTGATCCCGAATGGTGGAAGAGAACATTTCGCAAACGTGATGAAGATCAAGACTTTGTCAAAGCCACACTGAGAGAAGCTGGTATTGAATGAAAAAATTGATAGACATATTCACACCCACATCAGGAGGCTTTGGCACAGATCTGTTGCCACCTGGTTATGGTTACAACAAACGATACAGATACAAAATAAACCTCAATCAATACGGAGTAGGATTCAACACAGTGATGTGGTGTTTGAAAAATTGCAAGTCTGCATGGGGTTGGTATTTTGTGGCAAAACCAAATGCTCAGTGGGGAGACTATGAAAGTCAGGATGCTGTTTTGACTTTTAAATCCAAAAAAGATGCTGTATACTTTAAGTTAACTCATGCCTGACATAGACATAGACTTTGCTGACAGACAAAAAATATTGGATGTGATGCCTCACACTCGTGCAACCATATGGGATGACAAAGGCATCAAGCCTCACAACACTGGTGTGTACTTTGTGGATGTGCCAACCATACCAGGCACTGACCAATCTGCTTTTGATCACAAGGTTGCTGATCAACTTGGCTATTTCAAACTGGACTTTTTAAATGTCAACATCTATTCACAGATCACGTCAAGACAGCATCTCAAACAATTGTTTGACCAACAGCCGCCATGGCATCGACTGCAAGATCAATCATTTGTTGATCAACTGTTTCATTTGAATGGACACTATGATGTTGTGGCAAAATTAAAACCTTGCACACTTGAACAGTTGGCCGCATGTTTGGCAATGATCAGACCTGCCAAAAGATATCTCATCAACAAGACATGGTCAGAAATTTTACAACAGGTTTGGCAAAAGCCAACAGATGGTCAATATTTTTTCAAGAAAGCACACGCATTTTCATATGCTGGCGCTGTGATGGTGCACATGAATTTACTCAACTCTGCGGACTAGTTGCACAGTGCGCCTACGCACTCTTTTGGCATCAGTGAGACTGCTCAACTGCACAGTGGGTCCAAACACAACTTCAGTATCTTTGATAGAAAATGACAGCAAATATCTTCTGAACACATCAAAGTCTGTGCCAATAAAAATGTTGATAGGCAATTTGCGATTGGACTCCCACCACCAAGATTTACCATACTCTAAAAACAATGATTTCAAATCTTTGGACATAGCTTCATAATTGTACATGGATATCAACCTTTGGTCACAATTCTGTACAATCCCAAGATGCTCTTCCTTTGCAATTTTGATCAAGGTGAGAAATGGATAATTTGATTGAATATCCTTGATATCGAATGCCATTTGATATAATTACCATCCGTCGGGAGTATGGGCCTTAGTTTATGGTCACATAAATATATCAAATGCCATGCAATATACTGTTGGGTACATACTTACAAATGAACTGGATGTGTTTAAACACACTTCTGGACTTGAAAGGAGATTTGAAAAAGTGTATGAACGATCAATAAAACTGTTCAAAGAATTTGACAACTCCTTTACAGTGGTGGTGAAAAACCAAGATCAAAAGAAACAGTTTGTGAATGGAACCTCTTGCACGCTTCAAATATCAGATCAAAATGGTCAATTGGTAACAGAAAAAGTGGGCACTGTGCTAGATGATGGTTCCACCATAACAACCAAAGGACATATTTCTTTCACCATAACAGAATCAGACATGCTTAAATTAGATCAAAAGTTTTATCATGGTGTGTTAAGATTTACTGACACAGATTCAACTGTAAAAGTGTTGTACGCAGACACAAGATACGATGCGGCCATTCAGTTCGAAGTGGTAGGAGATACATCACCAGAATTTACTGCATCACAGTTGCTGACATCTTTCACATTGCTGGATGGCGAATTTATTTCAAGTTCAGTGGATGCACAACCCAACCGCAACTCCAATGCGGCACTGCACACAGCTGTGTATTATCTAACAAACTTTTCCGGTACCATCAAAATATTCGGCACCATGTCTGAAGGTGCATCGTATGCCACAGATTCTCAACAGTCAGAATTTTATCTCATCAACAAAACTGAATTTTCAGAAACTTCAGGTCGTGCATATGTTAACTTCACTGGAGTTCACAAACGTGTGGCATTTGTAGCACATCATTCGGACAGTTCAACTGCACCAGACTCTTCAACTGTGCTATCTGGACTTGACAAAATTTTATATCGATCATAACATAACAATCATGTTATTTGTTTTCTTTCTTCTCATGGTAAAACATTTTGTGTGTGATTTTGCACTGCAAGGAAGATTTGCAAAAAAGACACATGACAAACATTTGTTGACTTCGCACCTCGGACACCTGCATGCACTTGATCATGGCATAGGCACAGCTTTGGTTTTTTTATTTGTGGCCAGTTGGGCTTTTGCACAAGGGCATGCAATCTTTGTAACCATTATTTTATTTGGTATTTTGGATTATGCAATGCATTTTTTGATTGATTGGTTAAAAAATAATTTTGTTGTATCAAATGGTTGGAAACAATCTGACAGAGAGTTTTGGATATTAACTTCTGTTGATCAATCACTGCACACACTGTCATACTTTTTAATTGTGATCCTGTTTGACATTTATTTTTTTTAACGTATACTATTGTTAATGTTTCCGGAACTCAAGCAAACTCTTGAATCGCATCTGCCTGCCAAAAGGAAAAAAACGCCTAGTGGTTGGACGTCATTCAATGCGCCTTGTTGTCATCACAATGGTGAAACACAAGACAACAGAACTAGAGGGGGCATCATGTATCAAGCAGATGGTGCTGTGCAGTATCATTGTTTCAACTGTGGATACAAAGCCAACTTCACTCCAGGCAGATACATGAACAATAGATTCAGAAAATTACTCACATGGTTAAATGTATCATCATCTGAAATTGGCAAATTGAGTATGCAGGCCATGCGACTGGCACAGGAAGTAACTCCAGAAACCAAAACACATCAACAAGAAGATGTTGACTTTACATATCAGCCACTGCCTAAAGATTCAGTGCCAGTGTCAGCACAACAACAATGTGTTGAATATCTAGCAACAAGAGGTGTGCAACCTCTAGACTACAAGTTTTATTATTCACCTACAATGAAAACGAGAATCATTATTCCTGTGGTATGGCAAAATAAAAACATAGGATTTGTTGCACGTGGCATCAATCCTGACATCAAACCAAAATACTATGCACAAGTACAGCCTGGATCACTGTTCAATCTTGATCGACAACATTGGTCGCGTAAGTTTGTGATACTTGTAGAAGGAGTGTTTGATGCTATCATGTTGGATGCTGTGGCCATACTTGGCAGTGAGATAAATGCTAAACAGAAACAACAAATAGATGCACTCAACAGAAAAGTTATCATTGTGCCTGATCGTGATCGAGCCGGAAGCAAACTTATCGATCAGGCATGTGATTGGGGATGGTCAGTGTCTATGCCACCGTGGCATGAAGGCATCAAAGATGTCAATAATGCTGTGTTGAAATATGGCAAGATACTGACCATGCAAGCCATCCTCAAACACACTCACAACTCTCGAACAAAAATCAAACTAAATGAGAAACTATGGTTAAACTAAAAACACCTTTAAGATACCCTGGAGGCAAATCACGTGCAATGAAATTCCTTGGAGAATATTTTCCAATGCACATCGAAAGTTACGTTGAACCATTCTTGGGCGGTGGATCTGTAGGTTTGTGGGTCACACAACAGTATCCTAACGCAATGATGCATGTGAATGATGCTTACTATCCCCTGTATTGTTTTTGGAAAATGTTGCAGACAGAAGGCAAGTCTATGGCCATGAGACTAGAAGACATCAAACGTGCTACAGGAGATGACGAGGATGCACAGCGGGATTTGTATGCCAAAGCACAGCAATGGATGCATGACGACAGACAGGATCCTTTTGTTGTAGCATGTTCTTTTTACATTGCCAACAAGTGTTCTTTTTCTGGATTAACAACATCATCTTTTTCACGTCAAGCTTATCATGGTAACTTTACAATTAATTCAATTCGCAAGTTGCCAGAATATCAACAGTTGATCACACGTTGGAACATTACCAATTTAGATTATTCTTATTTCATGAATGGACATTATGACACAGATTTTATTTTTTTGGATCCGCCCTATGATATAAAATCTTTCTTGTATGGTCGAGATGGTGACAAGCACAAAGGCTTTGACCATGATCAATTCAAATCTCACGTTGATAACATCCAAACCAGATTTATGATAACATATAATGCTAATCCAAAACTGATTGATCTTTACAAAACCTATTACTGTTTGCAGTGGGATTTGAAATACACCATGCGTTCAACAGGCACATACAGACAAGATCAAAAAGACAGAAAGGAACTGTTGATTACCAATTATGAAAGGTAGTATAATATAACTGTGGAATACACAAAAGAATTACAAAAACTATTTTTAGAAATGTTTCTTGCAGATGCACAGTCATTTGTGAGAGCACAAAACATTTTTCGCTATGCACATTATGATGCACAGTTGCGTGAGCCTGCCAAGTTCATCTATGAGTATGCCAATGAATACAAGACACTGCCAGATGTTGAAATGGTCAATGCCAAGACAGGTGCAGACTTGCAGTCAGCGGCAGACATTGATCCGAAACACTTTGATTGGTTCCTTGATGAGTATGAAAGATTTGCTCGTCACAAAGAACTTGAGTCGGCCATCCTTGCTTCAGCAGACATGTTGGAGAAAGGTGAATATGGCTCTGTGGAAGAGAAGATCAAAAAAGCAGTGCAGGTTGGACTCACCAAAGACATGGGTCTGGACTATTTTGAAGATCCCAAAGCAAGACTGCAGGCACTCAAAGACAACAATGGCATGGTGCCCACTGGTTGGAAGAACTTTGACAAGAAACTGTTTGGTGGTTTCAACAGAGGCGAACTGAATATATTTGCTGGTGGATCAGGTGCAGGTAAGAGTTTGTTCTTGCAGAACTTGGCATGCAACTATGCAGAGCAAGGATTAAACTGTGTGTATGTAACACTGGAGTTGAGTGAGAAGTTGACTGCAATGAGAATTGATGCAATGATGACTGAGACGCCCACACGTGAGATATACAAAGACTTGGACACTGTGGACTTGAAAGTAAAGATGAAAGCCAAGACATCAGGCAAGTTGAGAATCAAATATATTCCAGCAGGTGCCACAGCGTTGGATGTGAGAGCATACATCAAAGAGTTTGAGATACAACACAATCTCAAGTGTGATGTGATATTAATTGACTATTTGGATCTGTTGATGCCAATGAACAAGAGAGTGTCGCCAAGTGATTTGTTTGTCAAAGACAAGTATGTGTCAGAAGAGTTGAGAAACGTAGCAGTGGACATGAACTGTTTGTTGATCACAGCATCACAGTTGAACAGAGCATCTGTGGAAGAGATTGAATTTGATCATTCGCACATCAGTGGTGGCTTGAGCAAGATACAAACAGCAGACAATGTGATTGGTATCTTTACATCTCGTGCAATGAGAGAACGTGGCAAGTATCAGATACAGTTTATGAAGACAAGATCCAGTTCTGGTGTTGGACACAAAGTAGACTTGGAGTTCAATGTGGACACACTGAGAATACTTGACTTGGCTGAAGATGAAGAATATCAATCATTCAAAAAACAAGCGCCAAGCATCTACAACAATCTAAAAAGAACATCCACTGTAACTGCTGAAGCCAAAGCAGAACATCAGTCAGATGAACCGCCCAAGGATGACATTGGCAAAGTAAGAGCCAATGTGGAATCATCCAAGATCAAAGACTTAATAAAAAATCTAGGCAAAAATTAATCTGTGGAACGCATCAAAGATTTTATTTGGTGGTATAAGAAACTAACTGCTGAAGGATATGGTCGTATCATTTGTATTGAGTTTGCCGCTTACAACAGCAAACACTTCCATAGAGATGGCAGCTATAAAAAGAAACCACAGCAAAACTAAAATTGGTAAAGTCTGATTAGTTGTAAAATTTATCAATAGACACACTCTCACATTCAATGGCTTCAATGTAATCTGAATTGTTGAGATGTTTGATTCTACCAATACCACGCACCACATCATTGTCTGTGTATGAAAAGGGTCGATTTACAGTGATATCTACATAGTAGCCGTTGTCTACTCCTAGTGTGACAAATGTTACATATTTTTTATTTCCGGCTTTGTAGACCCTTCCATTCGCTATTAAACCGCAAAATTCTACACGGTCAAGATACAGATGCTTGGTGTAAAAGCCTGGCAAGAAAGATTTGTTTGACCACCAACCATATTTCTTGTATTGGTAAACAGGATCGTCCCAACGATCTGTTTTGGAAATAGTTGTGGGTTCAAGTCCTGCTCGTTTGGCTTCTGTCTTGTACACCCAACGCTTGTAGGATCCTTTGCAGTGTTTGAGAGCACCTTGCCAAAAGCCTTGCACATTGTGTGCTTTTTGGTAAGCCAGTGCCCATATCAGTCTGCCCAAGTTCACAGCATGTGCTCTGCACAGTCCAAAACCACTCAGTGATTGCAGTGTGCGAAATATTTCAT